CCAGCCTTCCTCTCAGCGACTCATGCTCTTCCAGCAGCTCTGATGATACCAAGTCGAGCTCTCGGCGAACGCAAGCGATTCCGGAAGTTCGGTGGAGCGCGGTGGAGCTGCGTGGAGAGTGCGAAAGCCCTACAAGGGCCTGGCCAAATTCGGCGCTTGGCGCGGGTTATGCCGATGTTGCAAGGGTTTCTCGAGCCCTTGGCGGTCCCGGTGCCCGTAGAGTGTCCGCGGCAGCAAAAAAGCGACGTGGAGCGTGGGCCGCAGCCGGCCGCGGAGGCCCGCCATCAGGGCGCCGACGCCCGGCGCGGCGCGGCCGCGATACTTCTACCCCTATACCCCCGGGGGGTACGATACTTCCCCCCTCGACCCTGCCGCTCGGGCGGCCGCGCCGGCCGCTCGCGGCGCCTGGCGCCCGCCGGGACGACGCGCTCGTCATCCGTGATTGATCCAGTCCTCTGGGATCGCCGCCGCGTACAGGCTAGCCACCATGGTCAGGGCTTCGCCCAGGCGGCCCTCGATCGCCCAGCGCGCCTGCTTGGATTGCAGCCAATCCCTGATCTGGTCGTCTGACCAATCACGCTCCGATAGCACCGTCGCTATCGCGTTCCACACGACGTGGCTGGGGCCGTGAAAGCTGTACATCGGGTGCTTAGGATCGGGGTGATGTCCGCCCTCGCCCGCGTCCTTCATCGGCCCCATGCCGAGGTTGTAAAACGTATCGCCAAAAGCTTGCTGTTCCGTCTGCATGTGCGTCACTCCTCTTCAGTTTGCACCTGTTTTGCGCGCTGCGACTCGAACGCCTTCGTGCTCCTCGATGATCGGCATCGGCGTCTGCTTGAAGTGCTCCAGCAGCAGCCGCGCTGCCGCCCCGCCCTTCGCTCGCACGGCTTCTTCGCCGCCGGCGGTGAAGGTCGCCACCGCGGCCCACAGCTCCGCGAACTGGCGCTCCTGGGTCCGCAGGTCGAAGCGGGCGTACAGGCCGCCTGAGATCTTTGCTAGGTTTTCGAGCTTGCGCCTCGTGGTGGGGTCGTTGCCGAGCTGGATCAGGAATACGCGCGTTCCCATCCGCCGCAACTCATTGGCGGCGATGGCGGCTTCGTCGAGGCTCTCCAGGCTGTCGTGAAACGCGTCGGCGACGACGACTATCGCCCGCAACGGCCGTTCCTTGCTCTCCTCCACGGCCTGTTCCAACGCGCTGCGGATACGCGAAGCGTGTCGTCCTCGCTAACCGGAGTCCACTTCCTGTTGATCTGGTGGATATGGACGAAACGATCGGCGAGACTCCGCATGATCTCGCGCTCGACTTGCTCCACGGCGCGCACAATCTCGCCGGCGGTGTCGAGGTTGCCGCGTTGCGTCACCCACCTCTGCATACACCGAGTGATGCCGATATCGGTCTCCTCGACGGTCCAGGGCAGCAGCTTCGCTTCGATCGCCATGCGCAGCGCCGCGGCGAGCAGCGCGAACCTATTTACGACCGTGCGCACCTGCGGATGCGCCTGCTCGACCACGCTGGCGACTTCCGGCAGCGCTAGAAAAACTTCGCGGTGTCGATCGAGATCGGCCGTAAGCTTATCCGGTCCGAGCCCGACGAGATGGCGTTGCCAATCCCGCCCGACAGCGCCGTGCTGCCGCTTCATTGCATCAAATAACCGCCGACTAACGACGGGGATTTGCTCGTGTGGGAACGTCTCGAATGCACAGTCAGTTTGAACTTCGGCAGGGACATCGACGAGCCGTTTGCGCGCTCCTTCTTTCAGTTCCTTACCGATGAACTTCGGCAGCGAAAATTCGCCGGTCGAGAGCACCAACAAAGAAGCGTGCGCTGTCTCGCGCGGCTGCCCGGCGGGGGTCGCACGCGGGTCCGGGCTGCCGCTTAGCTTGTAGACAGTTTGTTCAGCTGTCTTTGGATCGGTGCGCGTAATCTCATCGAGCGATAGGCCCAAATCGGTACGAGCAAACGCAAGTGGGACAAAGCCAGCTTCGCTGCTGCCCCAAGGCATTCCGAAAGCATCATCCGCGCCGGTGTCGAACGGCCAACCGTAAACTGATTGACCAGGAGCCGCTGCCATCGACTTGCCGATGCCTGACTGACCATGAAGATGATTGCCCCCGCCTAATTCGCTCGCCCAGCGCAGTAGCGGTGCAGCAAAGAAGGTCCCGAGCGATAAAGCAACGTTGGAGTTGCCTCGCAGCGGCGCAGCCACCTCGTTCGCCCAGGCCGCCGCCGTCCCGGCAACGTGGAGTCCGTGCTGCTTGGTCGTCGCATCGAACTCGTAAGTCACGTTGCGCGCGGATGACATACTCGGCGGCATAATCACTTCATTCGGCCGCACGAAAACCCAGTGACGGCGAATCTCCGCCCAGCCAATGCGCGGCATGCGGACGATCTCACGCCGCGTATTAAAGTTCAGGAACTGCACGAGTGCCTTGTGCAGTCCTTTGCGCCGGACGAGATGCACGCCGGCCCGCTTCAGCGCGCGCTCTACTTTCGTGCCTGTTCCGGCCAAGTCTTCCGCGGGAAGTTGAAACGGACTCTGCTGCCCATTTCGCGCCGTGATTTGAAAGCAGTATTTCCAGCGCTGGTGTTCGCTGTTACGTGCAAAGCCATGCAGACGCGACCAAGCGACGGGATCGATGCGCTCTTTGGCGACGCGCATCCAGCCGCCGCTGAGCAGCGTGTCAAAGCCGCCGCCATCGATGTAGCTCGATCTGATGAACGTTCCTGCGGACGTGGTGCAGCCGCGGTCACCGTATCGCTTGACGTTCGATCCGGGCACTTCTTCGCGTATATGTTCGCTGTATTTCGGGTTCTTCTTGAGCAGCTCCTTCGCCTTGGACTTGGCCAAGTTCTCAAGCTGCGCGCGAGAAAACTTCTCCCTGAACGTAGTTGCGCCGATGGGGCACTTTTCTAAATCCTTCTTGAGCTTCTCGCTGAGCTGCGTGACGATCGGATCGGAGTTGCCTGGAAGCTCGCTGACCGCGGTGAAGTCCCGATGCGACTCGAGCGTGCCTGTGATTGCTTCGTTGTAAATCTCTTTCTCGCGTACTCGGCGATCATCCAGCCAACTCTCGTCGGCGGCTTCTTCGTCGCTGTCGTCGAACAAATGCGCGTCGATCACCTCGCTCAGCATCGGGCCTAAACTGGTCAGGATCTTCTGCGCCGCTAGCACCACCCAGATTTGCAGCGCGGTCTGCTCGACGTTTTGTGCGCGTTCGATCTCCTCGGGTGTCCGCAACGCCAGCTGCCTGGCCGTAGCAGGCTGACGAGATCGAGGACGAGCGCGCTTGCGAGGGGTCTTCATCGGCTTCGCCCTCTCGCGCCGGTAGGGATTGCAGCGTAGGAGTTCTTTCGGGTCATCGGCGTTCCACAACAACGTTCTTGACCAAGACCTGGCCCCGCTGCCGGCAAAGCGGCGGGGTTGGGCATTTCTATAAAGCGTTAGACGCACCGATCGGTGGCGCCTGCACGCAATTTCAGGAAGTCGCGGCCCGATCTTGATGCTTAGCCTGACCGAAGCCCTGCGGCGGGCGTGTGTGGTCGTGTGGCTCTATGCGTGGCGTCGGGATGCCGTCTCACGCGACGATCAAGTGGTAATTGACTCCGACCGATAAATCAACGGCATTTCCGCTGTCTGGTGGATAGAATGGACATCACGGCGGAGCCCGGCGTATTAAGCCAGGCATGGGCAAGTGCACGCCTACCGAGGCGCTCGATCTATTACGTCAGGAATACTCGTCAGCGGATGCCGCTGAGCGGATCACGGAGGCATTCCGCCGGCGGGCAGGTCTACTCTTCTGCGACGGCGTTGCGGTGAAGCCGCATTTTGCCCCGAGGCTCATGCTCGTGGCGAGATTTGACGACAAAGAGTATCGCTGGTCGGCCGAGATCGTGAGCGCAGTCCGAGAAGCATGGGCAAGATTGGACTATCGGTGGGAATTCGACGTCGACGAGCTGGTGGCGTTGTTGCCGGCGCGCCCGGGCGCATTAGGGACAAATTGGAAAATCTATACGCGTCAAAAACTAGCCCGCTTAGGGCGTAAGTCCGCGTTAGACCTACATAATCGCGGAGAATTGCTGCCTCAGATCAAGCAGTTTTTGCAGCGCGAAATCAAATACGTTGCGAAAGACGACAAGCGTTTGCGCGCGGAAATACAGGCCTTTCTGCATCCTCCCCAATCAAAGGGTTAATTCGTCCCTTTTTCGTCCCGCGTCCACGGGATTATTGAACGTCTCCACGATGAAACTGCGTGGAGACCGAACGTGGCTCAATCCAAAATCGCCGAGCGTAAGCGTCGCAACCGCGTAGCGGCTTGCGCTCAGACCTCATCCGTTCCCCCGCCTTTTCCGCTGGGTTCTCTTCTCGCGATGACGATCCCGGAATTTTCCCGGCTGCACGGGATGTCAGTCGCGATGTTTTTCAAAATGCAAGCAGCGGGCGAAGGCCCGGAAATGATGGCGATCGGCCGGCGGCGCATGGTCTCGATGGAGAGCGCAGCGCGCTGGCGGGCAGCGAGGGAGAAAGCTGCGGCACAGGCTGCGGAGTGAATTCGTTCTCGACGTGATCTCGAGTCCACACGGCGGCGAGGCGTGAGTTGAAGCGTAACGGTGTGGAAGGCGGCGGGCCGGGGAAGTCCTCGAAGACCCGGCACCGCCAAAGACGGAGCTACGTTCATGCAGAACGCGCCTCCCAATACCTCACCGAACGGTGAGGGGCAACTGAAAATCGTCGGCGGTACTTCAACCGCTTTCGATCTCGGACATCTCAATCACAGCGATCGTGCCAGGCTTACGGTCATAAGCGGCGTCATTCGCGCCGAACTGGCCGCCATCAGCCACGCCGCAACATCAGGGCTCATCCACGGGTTTGCCCTCGGTGAAGCCTTGGGTGAGCTTAAGAAGCTTCTTGGGCGCGGCTTCTGGATGCGCGAGGGGGAAGCCTGGGTCACCGCCCACTACGCCTTGAGCATGCGAAGTGCGCGCGATTATTTGAGACTCGCACGCCATCGCGAGACCATCGAAAGCCGAATTGGCAGCGCCGCTGCCAATTTGTCCATCAGGGGTGCTTTGCGGTTGATCGGCCCCGCCAAGACCGCGCGCAAGCGGGTGGCACCCTCCGGCTTGAAGATCGCGAACTGGAACGCGGCGACGCCGGACCAGCGCGCGGCGCTCGTTGCCAGCCTCCCGTTCGCCGAGTGGCGGGCGGCTACTCCTAAGGACTGGCAAGCTGAGATCGGCAACCGTTCCGATCGGCACATCGTCTCCTTGGAGGCGCAGGTCGGCACACTCAAGCGGCAGCTCGCCGCGTCGGTTCCTTTGCGGCTCGTCAAGACAAAGAAGGCGGCGTGAACAACGCGGACATCGGCAGCAATGCCGGCGTGTCCGCCTTCGTCGAGACCGCGGTGGTGACCGCGGTCTCCGCCAAGGCGAACAAGGCAAACGGTGCGAACTGGCAAGCGCCGTTATGCGGATGGCGAGCGAGGTTCTTTCGTCTCTCCCTCACCGCCATCCGCGCCTACTCAAATGGGAATGTCATGCTTGATATGTCCAGCCAGTCTCGGCGCAGCCCGCTCAGCGAGCGCGGACTCGACCTTTACGAAACGCCCGCAGCCGCGGTCGAGACGCTGTTGCGGGTCGAGAAGATCCCGCCGGTCGTCTGGGAGATCGCGGCCGGGCGCGGCGCCATTACCCGCGTGCTTCAAGCTCACGGGCATAAGGTCATCAGCAGCGACATCTTCGATTATGGCGGGCTCGATTTCGTCGCCGACTTCCTCACGCAGACGCAGATGCCGGCCGGCTGCTCCTGCATCCTGACCAATCCGCCGTACTACGCCGTAGAGGAATTCGTCGCCCATGCGCTGGAGTTGGCGCCGCTCGTCGTCATGTTGCTGAGGTTGGCGTTCTTCGAGGCCGGCAGCGGCAAACAGAAGAAGCACAAACTCCGCGCCCACGTCCTCGACGAGATCCCGCCAGCGCGAATTCACGTTTTCCGCCGGCGCCTCCCCATGATGCACAGGGACCAATGGGCCGGGCGCAAGGCCAATTCGGGAATGGCGTTTTCGTGGTGGGTGTGGAGTCGCGACCACGCCGGCCCGATCACGATCGATCGCATAAGTTGGGAAACGGCTTCAGGGGTGAACCATGCGTAAGATGGACACCCCGCCGTTGCTTGCGCTCATCAAGGCGAGCGAAGCGAGCAGCCCCGCCCTCACTAGCATGCCATTGGCGACCGCGGACGATACCTCGCAATCCGACGAGACGATGCGGTTGACATTGCGTGCGGCAGTGAAGGCAGCAGGCAGCCAGCGCGCACTTGCACACATGATCGGAGTAACTCACGCGGCCGTTGCTCAATGGGACCGCGCCCCTGCCAAGCGTGTCGTCGACATCGAGCGGGCAACCGGCATACCGCGTGAACGGTTGCGGCCCGATCTCTACTCCCAACCGACACTCCCGGAAGTCATCAAAATTCTTAGAGCGGCAGGTTATCACGTCAGCAAGCCGCGACCGCCGAAGAAGTTCAAGCGCGGCAAAGATCGCGTCGGTCCGACCTTCGTCGCCGAATTCGCCGACGGTGCCGTTACTCGCATGAGCACGTTCACTTCGCTCAAGAAGCTCGATTGGGAGCGCGGCAAGCACTTGTCAGTAGCAGCGTGGCAATCACGGTGGCGGATGCGCCACGCTCAACACGACGAACTGAGCGACAAGCGCTACGGCGGGCATTGTTTGGTCAACGTCATCGCGCCAGTCCCACCGGCAATTATCTCGATGCATTTCGAGCAGGACGGCAAGGTGCTGGAGGTACGGCCGTGAAAATCCTCGGCATCGATCCCGGCATCAACGGCGCGATCGCGGTCATCGAGATGATGGACGGCATCGACGGCATCGCGCCGAAGCTCATCGGCGTCACCGACATTCCGGTCGTCGGCGCCGCGGCGAAAATGCGGGTCGACGCTATCGAGCTGCGTAATTGGATCGAAGTCTATCGCCCCGACTTCGCCGGCGTTGAGCGCGCTGGCTCAATGCCGGGACAGGGCGTCGCGTCGTCGTTCAAGTTCGGCCGAGCGACCGGAACGATCGAGGCCGTGGTCGCATGTTGCGGCGTCCCGATGGTGCTGATCGAGCCGTCGAAATGGAAGCGCGCGTTTCACCTCAACGCTGACAAGGAAGCCTCTCGGCAACTCGCGATCCAACTATTCCCGCATGCCCATGGCGAGCTGAACCTTAAACGCTGGCACAATCGCGCTGAAGCAATGCTGATTGCTTTGTTCGCCGCCAACAACCGAACGGGGCAAGCGCTATGAACGCCCCGCTCGCACACTCAATGTTCGGCGGTTCCGTCGCACAGCGCGTTCTGCGCTGCCCGGGATCAGTCGATCTCATCTCGAAAGTGCCTGCGGAGCTGCACAGGTCATCCGACTATGCCGACCGCGGTACGGCATTGCATGCTGCGATCGCCTCTCTCCTCGCCGAAGATGTGCACTCCTCCGTTGAGAAGCTCATCGGCAAGACGTTCGGCGACTACGTAGTCACATCCGACGACGTCGAGAACTTCTTGCGGCCGGCCTACAGCTTCGTGGAAAAGCTCTTAGACGTACCCGGGGCCACCTACTACCTCGATCAGCGTGTCATCTTTCCTGCGATCGCCAATACCTTCGGCACACTCGATTTGCTTATCCGCATCGACCACACGGTTCATGTGATCGATTTCAAATTTGGTGTCGGCGTGCGCGTTCTCGCGCTCACCCCGGACGGTGACGAGGACATCATCAACGCGCAACTGTTGTTCTACAGCGCCGCGGCGCGTCACTCGCTGCCTGCGTTCTTCGCTGGCGTCGACAATATCGTTTTGACAATTCTCCAGCCGGTGACGACCGATGTCGACAGCGAAATGGTCTCGACCGTCACGGTCACGCATGCCGAGCTGGACGAATTCATCACGGCTTATCGTGTCGCTTGCGCGGAGGCACTGTCTGCGGCGCCGCGCTTAGCGCGGGGACCGTGGTGTCGATTTTGTCCAGCTATATTGACTTGCCCGGAACATACAAAACCGCTGATCGATCTCGCCCAGCTCACGGCGCTGATCGCGCCGCCCGCCATATCGAAGGAAGCCTACCTGCAACTGCTCGCCGACGGATTGAACCTCGTCGACGCAGTCAAGGACATCAGCGCGGCGTTTCGCGATCAAACCAAGCGCGCGCTGGAGAACGGTGACGTCGTGCCTGGCTACGCGCTTTCGGCCGGTCGCGCCGAGCGTCATTGGCGCGATGAGATCACCGCACAAGTAGCCCTGCTGGGCCTCGGCTTCGAGCATGACGATATCGTAGAGGCCGAAGTGATGCGTTCGGTCAAGCAGATCGAACTCCGCGCAAAATTGCGCGGCATCAAAATCCCTCCTGAATTAATCGTTTCACGCCGCTCCGGTGTCTCATTGAAGCGAAGTGAGAACGTGCACGTCCCGGTCCTCGGACGGGACGAGCTTGCACGCGCATTCTCCGAGGCACTCGCAGTCTTCACAGAGGAGGCAAGACAATGAGTGACGACAACGACCACGATCGCGACCGCGATCACGCCGACGATAACGGCGAACACGACGAGTCCGGGAGCAAACAAGTCGCCCCCGTGCTCACGGGCGGCGCACTTGCTGCCCTGAATGCGCTCGCAACAGACCTCGCCAAGGTCAATACGGCTGCCATCATCGGTCGTAGCGGCAAGCCGATGTTGCTGTTCAAGCGCGAAGGCAGTGGCACCTGGATGTTCGGACAGAAGAAGACCATCACCGAGCCAGGCAGCAGATGGGCCGTGAACCCGCTGACGTTCCAGTGGGGGTACATCTGTTTCGGCGACAACAATAAGAAACTCGGTGAGCATCTTGTTTCTATCTCCGAGCCGAAGCCTCTGATCACGGACCTGCCTAATCTAGGCTTCCCGTGGCAAGAGGAATGGGCCGTCGAGATGAAGTGTCTCGACGGTGCCGACGCCGGCATCGAGGTAGTCCACAAAGCAAACACGGATGGCGGCGTTAAAGCCATCGTCATCTTGTTCGACGACGTACGCGATCAGCTCAACCGCGATCTAGCTAAGCCTCCAAAAGAGCGCGACGGCAAGATCGTGGCGATCACGTTGCTGGAAAAAGAGAGCTACGTGCACAAGCAGTACGGGAAGCAATGGAAGCCCGTATTCAACATCGTCGGATGGATGCCACTGAGCGGCCCAGCGCCGACTCCTGAGCCGGAGCCGGAACCGGTGCCGCCGTCGCAACCGTCAGGTCCCGGCCCTAACACGGCTGGGGCCGCCGAGCAGCCGCGACGTCGACGCGTTGCATAAGACGGTGCGCGTACGCGCGCATCCGATCAAGGCGAGGCCGGCCGCGCGGCGGCCTCGCCTGACTTTTCTGAATTCTCGGAAATTACGATGTTTAACGCCGACGAAATCGTCTGGATCGATTTTGAGGTTTACGGCGGTGCGCTCGACCTGAAGGCCGCCGGCGCATTCCGCTACGCCAACGAAGCATCAACGCAAGCAATCGTACTGGCCTACGCGATCGGCGGTGCACCGGCACAGACTTGGCACGCCGAGGGCAAGATCCTTGACTGGGATTTCGTCCCGGACGATCTGCGCGTCGCCTTCGAGCGCGGCGCGATCTTCGCCGCCTGGAACGCGACTTTCGATAGCGCCGTTTGGAATTACGCCACCCTCGGATTTCCCTTCCTCGCGCCCGAGCGAGTCATCGATGCGATGGTGCAAGCCGGCGTTTCTAACTTGCCGATCGATCTCGAAGGTGCATCACGCTACCTCGGCGGCACCGGCAAGCAAAAAGACGGGAAAGCACTGATCAAATTGTTCAGCGTCGAAGGCGCGAACCCGCGGCAATGCCCTGCGGAGTGGGAACGCTTTCTTGCCTATGCGCGGGGAGACATCGTGGCGATGCGCGATGTGTATGGCAAAACGCGACCGCTGCCGCGGGTTGAGTGGGAACAATACTGGGCGTTCGAGCACATCAACCGCCGCGGCGTGACGCTCGACATGCCTTTCGTGTGCAATGCTACGGTGCTCGCGGCTGAGGATGCCGTCGCCATCGGTGGCCGATTGGCCGAGCTAACCGATGGAGCTGCCAACAAAGTCACGCAGGCGAAACGGATCGCGACTTGGCTGCATGACAACCTCACCGACGCGGCAATGCGCGAAATTCTTATCGTCGGCGTTCCCGCCGATGATGACGACGATGGCGATACCGCTGATAAGAGCGACGAGGAAGAACCACCAGAATTCAGTCTGCGGCGTGATCGCGTCGCCCGCGTGCTGGCGATGCTCGACGCCAAGCACGCCAATGGCGGTCTCAATCCAGATGAGGTCAAAGCGCACGAGGTCGCCACGCTGCGGCTCTACGGCGCCGGCGCCGCACCGAAGAAGTTCGCGCGCCTCGAAGCGCAGCAGATCAACGGCGTGTTGCGCGGTCAATATCGGTTCGCCGGCGCCGGGCAGACCGGCCGCCTGACCAGCCGCGGAGCGCAGATTCAGAACCTGACTCGCGACGTGCTCGGCGTGGACGGCGCCGCGGAGGGTCCGTTGGTCGAGGCAATCGCCAACGGTTGCGACTACGCAACACTGGCTGCGGCTAGTCCCGTCGACGTGCCACCGGCGCGCAAGCTGGCGTTGATCGTGCGTCCAGCCATCGCCCCCGAGCCGGGGAAACTGTACGTGTGGTCGGATTGGTCGATGATCGAAGCACGACTCACGCCCTGGCTCGCCGCTTCGGAAGGCGCCAAGCGAGTCCTCGACGTCTTTCGTGCCAACGACCGCGATCCGTCACTGCCCGATAGTTACGTCATCGCCGCGGCCAACGTCTTCCACAAGGATGTGCGCGCGATAACGGACTGGGAACGCAGTGTCGGCAAGGTGGTGATCCTCGCTTGCGGCTTCAGCGGCTCCGTCGGCGCGCTCAAGGCGATGGCGCTTTCCTACCGCATCCACTTCGAGGATGCCGAGGCGCGCCGCATCGTCGACGCCTGGCGTGCGGCTAATCCGTGGGCCGAGGAGTTCTGGGGCGCGCACCGCGATGGCGAGAGCTATGGCCTCTGGGGCGCCGCGATGACCGCCATAGAGGTGCCCGGTCTCGTCACCAGGGCCGGCCGTCTCGCGTTCGTCTTTCACTCCGAATACCTCGGCGGCACGTTGTTCATGGTGCTGCCATCGGGCCGCCTGCTGACTTACCCCCGGCCGAAGTGGCGCGAGGTCAACGTCCTCGACAAGGACGGCAATCCGACCGGCGAGCGGCGCACCGAGATGTCGATCCGGCGCGCGCACGGGCGCGCGAAACTGTGGCGGGGCACGCTTTGCGAGAATGCGGTCAGCGGTACGGCCGCGGACATCCTGCGCATAACAGCCACGCGGATCGAGACCAACCCGGCGCTCGCGTTCATGCCGATCCGCATGACGACGCATGACGAGATCCTGACCGAGGTCGACGCGGCGCGCGCCGATGAGGCGAAGGCAATTCTGCGGCGCGAGATGCTGACGCTGCCGGACTGGGCTGAAGGCTTGCCGCTGCAAAGCAAGGAGAACGTGGGCGCCCGCTACAGCAAGTCGAAAACCGCGTTTTTGAAGGGGTAGAAGTATGAATGCGCCCTTCACCCCGCGCACCTTGTACGCGTATCAGCAGCGCGCCGCGACGTTCTTCTATGAGCGCGACGCCGCGTTCCTGGTGGCGCCGTTGGGCGCCGGCAAAGGCGCAGCTGCACTCACGGCGCTCGCCGAGCTGATCCACGACGGACATCGCCGCCACGCGCTCGTCATTGCCCCGAAGCTCGTGGCCACGACCGTGTGGCCGCTTGAGCTCAAGCTGTGGCCGCACCTCACGCACCTGCGCATCGCCGTTCTCAGCGGCACGCCTAAGCGCCGGCGAGAGCTGCTTGCCGGCGCTCCAGCGCGCGAGGTGACGGCGATCGGCGTCGACCTCGTGCCTTGGCTCGTCGGTGAGCTGGCTACGCTCGCGGATGATCATCCGCTGTTCGACGTGCTGATCATCGATGAAACCTCGCGGCTCAAGGACCCGAGCGGCAAACGCGCCCGTGCCCTGCTGCGGATCGCCGGGCGCTTCCACACGCGCTGGGGGCTGACCGGGACGCCACGGCCGAATTCAAGCCAAGACCTGTTCATGCCAGCCGCCATCGTCACCAACGGCGTGCTGTGGGGCCGCGCTTTCATCCCGTGGCAGAAGCAGCATTTCCGGCTGCGCAATCCGGTCATCGACGAATGGGTCGCGCGCCCGGGAGCGGAGGAAAAGATCGCGGCCGCGTTCGGCACCGTGGCGATGACGGTCGCCGATAAGGATATGCCCGATCTGCCGCCGCTCAACATCATCGAGATGCCGTTGCAGCTGCCGGACGCCGTAATGGCGAAGTATCGGACGATGGCGCGCGAGCTGTTCACCACGGTCGAGGGGCGCATGATCGAGGCCGCCTCGGGGCTGATCGCGACCGGCAAGCTGGCGCAGATGGCGAACGGTTTCGTCTACGGCGAGGGCAACGACGATCCGGTCTTCGTGCACGACTTGAAGATCGAATGGCTGCACGAGCTGGTCGAGAGCCTCGACGGCGAGCCGCTGCTGATCGCCTACGAGTTCATCGAAGATCTGCGCACCATCCGGCGCGCCTTCGGCAAGGTGCCAGCGCTCGGGGGAGAGACACCCGCACGTGAGGCCGCGCGGCTGATCGCGGCCTGGAACGAGGGAGCACTGCCGCTGCTTGCATTCCATCCTGCCGCGGCCGGGCACGGACTCAACCTACAACACGGCGGCTCGCGCATGGCGTGGCTGTCGCCGAGCTGGTCGGCCGAACTCACGCAGCAGGCGATCGCGCGCATCTATCGGCCCGGGCAGACGCGGCACGTGACCATCCACGTCTGCGTTGCGATGCGCACGGTCGATGAGATGAAACGCAATCGGGTGCTCGGGAAGATGTCCGCGCAGGAGGCATTTACCCACCACCTGGAGCAAATCTGACAGGAGGATAATCACATGTCCGCACTTTCTAATACCAATCCTCACATTGAATGACCTACGATTGCCCAGTCGCGGCGTGCGACGGACATGATTTTCCAAGGCTGATCGATAAGCGTGTTCCAGC